AAATAAATTATATGTAAGAATATTTTTATTATTTTTAAATATCTAATGATTTAATAATTTAAAATTATTTTTATATATAAAAAAATATTAATAAATATTAATTATGGTAATAAATAATATAGTTTTTTACAGTAAAAAAAATATATTTTTAATAAGAATGATAGTCAGAATATAGTATATTTTTTAAATTCTTTTGATTAATAATAAAATTAAAGAATTTATAAAAAATATTTCAAAAATAAAATAACTTAATTTTTTATTATTATTTTAAAAGAAATTAATAGTTTAGCCGTTCTGAGAATACTTTAAAGTAAATTTATAGTGGTATTAAAATGTTAATTTAAAATATTTAAAAGAATTTTATAATAAAAGTATATTATGGATTTAGAAGTGCTAGCAACCAAGTTGTCTAATAATCTTAAAACATGTATTGGATATCCATTAAATAATAGTTATGATTTTTCAGAAATTGTAAATATTTTAAATATACCTATTAATAATGTTGGTTCTCCATATATTTTAGGAATATATAAAACAAATACTAAAGATATTGAAATTGAAATTATTAAATATTTTGCAGATTTATGGGGTTTAGATAAAGATAGTATTTTTTCATATTTAACATCTGGAGGAACAGAATCAAATATGCAAGGATTATATATAGGTAGAGAATCATTAAGTGATAATACTGTATTTTATACATCTGAAGATTCACATTATTCTATTTTCAAGATAGCAAGAATTTTAAAATTAAATTTATGTTTAATTAAAAGTTATGAAAATGGTGAAATAAATTATGAAGATTTTGAAGAACAATTATTATTAAATTTAAATAAAGATGTATTAATTAATTTAAATTTAGGAACAACAATTAAATGTGCTTTTGATAATCCAAATAAAATTCATGATATTCTTGAAAAATATAATATTAATAAAAATAATATTTATATACATTGTGATGCAGCATTAATGGGATTTCCATTGTGTTTTATGGAAAATGATATTTCTTTTAAAAAACATATTAATTCAATGTGTATAAGTTTACATAAATTTCTTGGTATTCCATTTCCATGTTCAATTTTCTTAATGGAAAAAGATTTTTTAAGTATTGCAAGATTAAAAAATAATATTGAATATATAGCATCTGATGACTGTACTATAACATCAAGTAGAAATGGGCATGCACCTATATTTATCAAACATATATTAGAAAAAAAATCACATGAAGATTTTAAAAAGGAAGTTGAAACATGTATAAATAATGCTGATTATTTGGTATCTAATATACCTAATTCATGGAAAAATATCAATAGTTTTACAGTAATATTTCCTAAACCAAATAAATTAATTTGTGATAAATATCAATTGGCAATTGAAAAGGATAATGCACATATTATTTGTATGCAACATGTTACAAGAGAAATATTAGATAAATTTATTACTGATTATTTAATATATATAAATAAATAATCGTAATAATTTATAAATTATGTTATATATAGATTTTATATTTACAGGAACTGGATGTTTATTTTTTGGTTTCTTAATAAATAAATTTATAAATAAAACAATAAATGATTCAAAAAAAATAATATTATTAGAAAAAAATATAATAATGCTTAAAAAGAATATAGTTGAGTTAGAGAATATTATAATTAATTTAGAATTTAATTATAACAATAATATGATTTTATTTAAAAAAAAATTAAAAGATAAAATAAATTTTTTACAGGATATAATATGTTCATATAAAAATTTGAATAGATAATTAAAATAGTACAAAGAATATCAAAGAATATAAAAGTATATTATCATTAACAATGTCTTGTCCAATCTGTTGTGAAGACAAATCAACAAAGAAATTAATTACTTGTTCGAATTGTAATAAATCAGTATGTCATGAATGTGTTGTTTGTTTTGTTAAGACTTTGACAGGTGAAGTAAGATGTATGTTATGTAAACATCCATGGGATCGTAATTTTTTGATAAGATCCCTACCAAAAACAATTGTATTTAATAAATTAAGAGAACAACGTGAACAAATGTTGATAGGTCAAGAAAAAGCAAAATTACCAGATACATCTAGAATAATTACATTAAAAAAATTAGAAACTAAGATGCAAGAAGAACTAGCAATATTAAATGTTAAAATTAAAGATCTGAAAACAAAAATTGCAGATAATTTACAAGAACAATATAGGATTGAAAGAGATATTGATTATGATGATAATGCAGCTAATACTGCAAGTACATCAAATAAAATACAAAAAGATAAAACTAAAATTGTTGTTTGCCCATGTCCAGTTGGGAAATGTAAAGGATTTATATTTTCAGATTATAAATGTACGATTTGTGAAATAAAAATCTGTAAAAAATGTTATATTCCAATTGATGATGAAAATGAACATGTTTGTAAGGATGATGATGTTGCAAGTGTAGAATTAATCAAAAAAGAATGTAAAACTTGTCCAAAATGTGGTGCATCAAGTCGTAAAACAGAAGGTTGTAGTCAAGTATGGTGTATGGTGTGTAAAACAGCATGGAATTGGAATACACAGAAAATTGAAATAGGAGCAATTCATGCAACTGATTATTATGATTATGTAAGAAGAAATGGGGGAGTACTTCCACCAGTAAGAAATCAATGTCAGCAAGTAAATCCAATTAATCATATTCAAAGATTAAAAAAAACAGCACCATTGTTATTCACAAAAGAATTTGAAGATTTATTGATTGCACAATGGCGAAAAATTAATGAATGGAGATATAATGTTCGTGTTGATCCAAAATCAAATTTGGATTTAAGGATTAAATTCTTAAATAATGAAATTGATGAAAATAGGTGGAAACAACTGCTTCATAAGCGTGACAAAGATTATACTTTTAAAAACGAACTTTATATTATGAAACAGGCTTACAATATATCAATTAGAGATCAAATTACCACTCTTTGTGAATCAAATACAGTTGAGAATATTGATCAATCAATTAAAAGTATTTATAATATTTATAATTTATTTAAAAACGAATATAATAATTTAGCATCATGTTTTAAAAGCAAGATGAAATGTCCATTTGACTATATTGCTGTTGAAAAATAAATATATTTATAATTATTTATTAGTATAATTTATATTATGTTTATTTTTTATTTTAATAATAACATTATTATTTAATTATGAGTACAAAAATTATATTATGTATGATAGTAAAAAATGAATCTAAAATAATTACAAGATTATTAGATAGTGTATTACCAATTGTTAATGCTATAAGCATTACTGATACAGGTTCAACTGATGGAACACAAGATAAAATAAAAGAATATTGTAAATTGAAAGAATTTAAAAATATTTTTATTTATGAACAAGTATTTGAGAATTTTGGTATAGATAGAACAAAATCATTTAATAATTGTATAGAAACAGCAAAAAAATTAAAATATAAATTGAAAAATACCTATTGTCTTTTACTTGATGCAGATATGGAATTAATTATAGATAAAACATTTAAACCAAAACAACTAACTGAAATACTATATATGATTGAACAGAAAAATAATATGATTAATTATTCAAATATAAGATTATTAAGATTAGATAAACAATTTAAATGTATTGGATGCACTCATGAATTTTGGGAATGTCTTGATAAAAATGATAATGAAATAGTTTCTAATAAAATATTAAATTTAATCATAATAGATCATGAAGATGGTGGATGTAAAGATACTAAATTTGAACGTGATATAAAATTATTAACTCAGGGTTTACTTGATGAACCAGATAATTCAAGATATATGTTTTATTTAGCACAAAGTTATCGTGATATAGGTAATAATTTACTAGCAATAGAATATTATAGAATGAATGTTATATCAGATTCATGGGATGAAGAAAAATTTTATAGTATGTTAATGATAGGTAGATTATCAGAAAATAGGATTGATATATTTACTTGGTTATTAAATGCATATGAATATAGACCTCAACGTGCAGAACCTTTATATTATCTTGGAAAATTTTATTCAGATAATAGATTGTATAATCAATCTTATTTATTTTTAAATATGGCAAAAAATATAAAATATCCAGAAAATGATAAGTTATTTATTGAATATGAAATTTATAAATATAAAATATTATTTGAATTATCAATAGTTGCATATTATACTATATATAAAAAAGAAGGTTATGAAGCGTGTAAAGAATTATTAAAAATGGAAAATATTCCAGAAAATATTATAGAATTAACAAAATCAAATATAAAATTTTATGAAAAATAATATTTTAAAATCTAAATAAATAAAAAAATTGATTATAATAAAAATATTTTATTTTTCAAGTAAATATTTTAAAATACTAGTAATTTTACATAATAATGTTAAACACATCAAAAGTATTACCAAAATCATTTTATAAAAATAATGATTTATATAAATTTAATAATAAAAATGTAATTTATGTAGCTCGTGTTGGAATAATTAATAATGAAGAAATTTATAAATATGGTATAAGTGGAAAAGTATTTGAAAGAGAGTTTAATGTACATAGAAAAAACTTTGATAATTTTGAAATGAAATTGATTAAAATAACAGATAATAAAGAAGTAGTTGAAGACATATTTGAAAAGGAATTATTAATAAGAAATTTACATAGAAAAATAAAAATTAATAATAAAAAACAAACTGAATTATTTACTTTAAATAATAATTATACTTTTAATTATATAAATAAATTACTAAATAGAATAATTGAAGATAATCCAACTTATAGTAATATAATTTATCAAGAAAAAATAAAAAATCTAGAAAAAGAATTAAAAATATTCAGATATATTAATAGTAATGAATAAAACAAAATTAAATATTATATTTTGGAGTAAGATAATTATTTTTATTTATATATTAATATCACCATTTATTTATGGTAAATGGATACGATATTTAAATAAAATTTATATTAAAATAATACTATTATTGTTAATAGTAATATTAACATATATTGATTTTGAACTATCATTATTGGCAATGATAGCATTTTTATTATTTTTAATAAATTTGAATAAATTGGATATAAAAAATACTGAAAATATGGTAAATTCTTTATCTCAAAAAGAACAAGCAAATAAAATATTAGCTTTACAACAATTACAAATTGAAGCACAAAAAAAAGAAATATCAGAAAAAATAAGTAATTATAATCTAGATTATAATAGTAAATCATCTGAAACTATAAATAAAAAAGAAGAAATATATAATTTTCCAGATGATAATAGAAAAGATGAAACAGATGAAATTAATATAAATGAAATATCAGAAAAAATAAATAATTATAATTTAGATTATAATAGTAAATCATCTGAAACTATAAATAAAAAAGAAGAAATTTATGATTTCCCAAATGAATATTGTCCAGAACATAATTGTAGATTAAATAATATTAATAAATCATATGCAGATTATATTAATAAATTATCTCCATTAAGTTCTATTAATAATATACAAACAAATATATTAGAAAATTTTATTTAGATAAATTCTTATCAGTTTTCTCTTTTACATATGGTGTAAAATAAAATTGATTATATGAATTATTTCTACGTGTAACATTATATTTGATAACAATTATAATTACTATTAAATATATTATTAATAATATAACAGATACAATACTCAAAATTACTAAATTTATTTTTCCTTTTACATACGAACAAAGTAATGCTAAAATTGTAAATATAAATATACTAGAATATATTAAAACATTAATACGAAAACTATATTCATTAATATTATAATCATTAGTAATATAATCTTGTTTATATTTATATATTGAATTCTTAATATTATCATTAATATTATTAATTTTATTAAATTCTTTTTGATTTACATCTTGAAGATAAATATTCAAACTTGATATTTCATTAAAATCATTATATTTATGAGTAACATCTAAATAATTATATTTACCTTGGTTAGTCAGAATTTCATCACTCATTTTTTATTTAATATAATATAATAAAATATTATATATATGAATTATTAATTTTTTGACATTACATTCAAAATGAATTGTATAATTTTAATTAATAATAAAAATATTATTATGGATATACAATGCCATAACGCATAAAGACCAAATTTATTATTATTTATAAATAATAAAATACCAATAAATATAATTTGTACTAATAGCCACCAAAATAAATACCAGAACCAGAATTTTCTCCACCATAATTTTTTTTCTAATGCTTCATTATTTACAATTAAATTTTTTAACATAATTTTATCATTATCAACTTTAGCAGTTAAATCTTTAATATTTTCTGATATATTTTGAACCTGATTAGATAAATCATGAACAGTTTTTAATTGATCATTTAAATTTGTTGGAGTTAAATCTTTAAGAGCTAAGAAATAATTATTAATATTACTTGTAATAACTTTTGTCTTTGAATTATTAATAACTTCAATATAATTAGCAAATTTATATGAATAGTTTAATTTTGCTAAATAACCAAGTCGAATATTTATAAAATCTCCTCTAATTTTATATTGTTTTAATAATGAATCAATTAAACAAAAATGTACAATAGGATAAGATGATTTAATATATAAATCTACAGCCATCTGTGCAAATAATAGATTTGCATTATAAGTTGTTAAAGTGAATTTTTGTGTATTTGAATTATATGGTAAAATTATAGTAGTTGTATCAGTATATTTAATATTATTAATAACATTATTATAAGCAACCATAGTAGCAAGTACCATTGAATTTTTTAATTTATAAAATAATTGATTATTAAATTTACCAGGGTTTAAATCATATATAAGATTAATATTTATTGTAGGGGATGCAGCAATTATTAAATTTAATTGATTTTGAAGTAAATTACTAAAATTAATAGTAAAAATATCGGATTTACTTGAAAATAAATTTTTTACTTCATTTATAGCACTTACTAAATCTGTTGGATTTGTACTTGGATTAGTATGAGTTTGTAAAAAACTTTGATCTAATAATTGATTATTTGAAAATTTATTAAAGCATGCAGATGCAAATAATTTTAACATATAATTATTACAATAATTATCATAAAAAGTTGTATTACTACAATTATTAATAATATCTTTTTTTTGTAAATCATTAACTACACTTAATGCTGCGTTTGGATTTTGATTATTATTAAATGCAGATTTATTTTGAGATGAATTATAACTTACGTCAATTGCAAGAGTTTTTTCTATAACGTTAACGCGATTTAATGGTGAACGATTTATTTTTATAGGATTATTAGTATATGGGTTTGAAATTAAAATATTAATATCACTTAAATATTCTTGGATTAATGAATAAGAATTAATATTTTTTTTAAAAAAAGTTTCTAAATCAACAACAAATTGCGAAGAAGTATTATATTCTGAATATTGTTGTAATATTAAATCTAATTTATATACAGAATTATCATTATTTTGAAATAATTGTGTAATTAAATTCTGATCAAATGCTTCAATCATCTTATATTTAATATCAAATAAGAAAAAAATATATTTTATAAACAACATCTATAAATAATATATTCTCCTGCAGTTGGACTGATCCTTGTTATTTTAACAACATCTCCATTTTTTAAACCAAGATATTTACTGATTGGATCTGATTTTAAAATATGTGGTAATTGAAATTTATTTTTTATACTATAATCATCTATTATTTTTTTTACATCTTGTTCATTTATGATAGTATGTTTTGGTACTAGTATATGATGTGTAATATTAAATTGAAGTTCTTTAATATCAAAAATTTGAATTGGTAATTTTAATGATGATATTATTTTAATATTATTTTGTGATAATTTTTCTTTAACAATTAATAGAATTAATTCATATTTTGTTTCATCTTCTTCCAAAATTTTTTTTATATCTGCAATTTTAAATTTTTGTAATGGTAAAAAGTATATAACTTTTACATTATTAAAAACAATACTAAAATCGTTTTTATTATAATTATTATTTATCCATTCTGTATAACCATTTTTATCAATATTAGAAACATTTATACTTCTATCTTGTAACATTTCTAAAATAGTTTTAATACTATTAGCAATATATTCTTTATTATTCATTATAATTTTATATATATAAATTTTTATTTTTATATGACTTCAAATTTTTATTAATTCCCATTTATCATTAAATGCCCAATTTGATTTTAATCCAAATCTTTTAATTACACTCTTAAATGATTCATTAAAATAATCTAATAATACCTGAATTTCATCTAATGTTTCAGTAATTTCTTCGTGTAAATGCTGCATAATTAATTTATTAATTAAATCAGTTGCAGCTGTAATCAACATCTCATAAACTTCTTTTTTTGATTTTTGAATTTCTTTTATTCTCTCTGATTTAAATAAATTTGTTTTCCAATCTTCTTCTGATAGTTCATTCATTAAATATCTTACTCTAAAATCTCTATATAATTTTAATGTATTTGGAATATTATTTCTTTCAATCTGATATTCTAATATTTCATTAAAAACTCTTTGAGCATTATAAATATTATCAATACGCTTATCAATATTATCTCTATAATTATTTTTATATTCTTTAATATGATTATCTATCATTAGAAAATGTGGAAATCCTCCACAAGTCATCGGAATATCTCCTGGAGCTCTTGGTACATAACCATTCGTTTTCCTAATATATTCAATATAATGTGGATTATGATTATTTAATGGATTAACTTCTTTACCTGATTTCCATGAAAATGATACATTACAAACAGTACAAAACATTAAATCACAACCACTAATTCTATAAATTAATGAATAACATTGTGGACATGGTTTAGTATCTTTAGCTAATAATTTTGCTGTTTCTACATTATTTGGATCACATGTATGTTCTTCTTTCTTTTCTTCATGACAATCTGAACATACACTAGTTTTACAAACAGCACAAATCCAATCAGAACTTAAAAAACCACGACATTCTGGCATAACACATGCCTTAATAAATGTTTTTTTATTATTTTTAACTATTGAATCTTCATCTTCCTGATTATTTACATATAAATTATAATTATTTTGATTAATTTTTCTTTCTATTTCAGCAACTTGTTTTAATACTTCTTCTCTTTCTTTATATAATAATTCATTTTCTTTACGTAATTCTCTTTTTCTTAACTTTTCTTCAACATAAGGAATTGTTGCAGGTAGTAAACTTTTCTCTTTTTCTAATAAAACATTTTCTCTATGTCTTTTATATTCTCCATTTCTAAATAATCTTGATGTAATTGAATCAATAAATTCGGTTGATAAAGGTACACGACAATTCATACAATCTGCTTCACTTAATGAAGATAGAATATATTTTTTAATACAATCAGTACATGCAACATATTGACAAAATGGACATGAAATTTCTTTACGAACCATAGATGTAAAAGGCAAACAACATATCTGACAGTCTGTAGACATTTTATTAGTTATTATTGATAATATATATATATTTTAATGTTTTAAATATTAAAATCAAATTTTAAAAAATTTTTTTTATTTTTAATATAAAAATGAAAAATTTGATATTTTAAAAAAATTAATTTGATACAATATCAACAAATCAATTATAAAAAATTAAAAATTTAAAAATGACAAAATCATCAAATAATTCGAGAATTATAAATTATATTGAAGAAACGCAAAAAGGAATATTTTGGAGTAAATGTTGTGGTATATCGTGTCTATTATGTTGTTGTTGTGGATTAATTTGCTATTTATCAGCAAAAGTAATTGAAGATGCGTTAGAAGATATATATGCAATTGTAGCTTTTTATACAAAAAAAAATTTAAATATTCTCGCATTATTAATTGATCGAGAACAAAAACTATTTATTAAAGCATGTGTTAATATAAATGATACTGTAGATGCAAATGATATTATACCTGATCTAAAATTAATTAATGTAATTTGTGAATATGATCAAAAAATTGCAAATATATTAGAAATTAATTATCATAGTGTAAAAACTACAAAATTATCTAGAAATATTATATTTCCTGATAATAAAAATTATAATAAAGAATATATGCTAAAAATTTATAATGAATATATTAAATTAGGAGGTAATATTTCTCCAATTATTTATGGATTTCCAGAATATATGGCAATTTATTATAATCCAACATGTGAATTTATGTTATCATTATATAGAAAAATATTAGGACAAAATCAAATCAATCATTTAATTTTATCATATAAAGGTGCTTGTGATTTGTAAATATATATTTTTTTATTTAAAAAATATTTGATTCTTTAACTGTATTTAAAAAATATTGAAACTTTTCTTTTGTCCATCCAGAATTCCCTTCATCATTATTAGTATATTCTACACGTCTATCAGTTGCTTGGAATTCTAAACAAATTAAACATACATTATCTTGTGTATATCCTTTAAGCGGATCTTTTCTTTCTAAAAAAGTAACCCAACTTTTATTTTTAAATGAACCAAATTGTAAGGGTATACCAGAATAATAACATAAACCTTTTTGTTTATTAAAAAGTTTTATTAAAAATTCAAAAGTAATATCAATAGTATTATCACGTTTTTCACTATTTTTATTATTTTGTCTTTCTTTAGTTCTACTAACTGCACCATTATATAATTTTTTTAAAAAATTATATTTTAGATTTTCTTCTTTAAAATCAATATTATTTTCAGTATTTTTTTCTAAAATTAAAATTAAATCTTTAATTTTATTATGATTCCATTGACAGTGTGTATTAAATTCAAGACAAATTAAACATACATTATCTAATGTATATCCTTTTTCATTATTAATACGTTCAATACTAACATGCCAATCTTTTCTATCAAAATTCATTGGAATTTTTGAATAATAACACAGGCCATTTTGTTTATTCCATAAATCTTTTAAATCATCTAAAATTAATGTAAATTGACCAGCTTCTACTCGTCCAATTTTACTTAAATATTTAGATCTACTTTTAGCACTACCTAATAATCTTACTAAAGCTCCATTGAAAGTTTTGCCATGTTCTAATTTTATTTTTCTATAACATTCAATACATGTATTTCTAATTCCACCATATCTTGTTTTATCTTCTTGATAACAATTAATTGGTTTTAATTTTTCACAAATAACACAGGTTCTATTTCCATTTTTTCTTTCTTCATCAAATACTTCTTTTTCTTTTTTGATAATTTTTTTCTATTTGTATTCCTTTTTACAATATTAATATTTTCTTCATTTTTAATTTCAATTATTTTTGATTTTTTAACACATTCTTTACATTTACATCTAATACCACCATATACTTTTTTATCTTTAAAATAACTACTAATTGGTTTTAATTGTTTACATTCAGTACATGTTCTATTTCCATCTTTACTTTCTTTATCAAATTGTTCTTTTTGTTCTGCAGATAAATGTTTATTATCTATAGGAATTTTATTTTGATTATTTTCAACTTTATTTTTTATAGATAAAATAAATTTTTTATATCTTTCTTTTTAAACTACATAATCCTAGATATAAGTTAAGATAAGCAAATGTTTTTTCATGTGATTGACCACAATTACATATAAATTTTATAATTGTTGCATATTTAGGTCTAAGACTATTTTCACGTTTATCATATAAACTAAAATCAATTTGACAATTATCTCTTTCACAAATTTGTTTTAAAAGTTCTAAATTATATACTGGCATTTAAAAAATATAAAATTAAATATTAATTTATTTTACTTTCAATTTTTTTAATAAAAAATAAATTTTAACAAAACATGATTTTTTATTTGGATAATTATCCTATTTTCCATCCATTGCAACAATTGATACATCTTATATGGATTGTACAAGATTCATCTGCCGAACGACTCTGTATCTCGTGGTACACAGTCTCTTTCTTTTTACATTTACCACAAGTATACATATCTGTCATAGCAACTAATTTTTTTTCATAAGCATATTCATATTTCTTCTTAAAATTATCAATACTATCAATCCACATTTCAGGAAATATATTTTCAGCTTTCATAAAAGGAATATCATGAGGAAAGAATTCTTTTTCTTGTAATCTTGTTAATAAACGTTTATTTTCAATATAAGAATCTTTATCAATATTAGAAATAGATGAACGAGCTTTTTCTAAATATAACATATTAAATTTGGTATTATTCCAATTCTTAACAATTCTATTATCTTCAGCATATTTAATAGTCCAATTATAAATTCCAATTTCAAAATCTTTAGCATGAATATCATCTAATCCTGTTTTTTCTTTAATGAGATTTACGACTTTATCACGTAAATCCATAATTAATATTATATAATAACTAATTTTTTATATAAGTTTCAATTTTTATATAATAAAAATTAATTAAAATTTATCAATTTTCATATAATAAAAATAAAAATTTAATTAAATAATTAAATTTATTTATGATTCGGGCAGTGAATAATTTCAAATTAATTATGAGACATTAACTTCATATAATTTTTCTATAAAATCAATATATTTACATCCAACATGACTATTTTTTATAGTATTGTTTATATTGAATCAAAAGAATTAAGGTTTATTACCTATGTCAGTATATAATATTATTAAATC